GGCGGCGCTCTCGACCACGAGATGCCGCGGGTTGTTCGTCAGGTAGATATTGTCGAGCATCTGCCGGATCAGCGTCGACTTGATGCGCTGCAAATCCATCACCAGATCGGCGACCGACAGGCCAACGAGCTTGTGCGGCTGCGGCACCGGGCAGAGAAAGTCGAACGGAACCTCGTCAACCTCCTCGATGTCCGGCTTGCCGTTCTTGGTGAGGATCACCGCGGAGCGATCGACCGTGACGACCTTAAGCAGCTCGGCCAACCCGTCGCCGTCATAGTCGGCCTTTATATAATTTTCCTCGACCCAATACATCCGCATCGGCGGGTCAGTGCGGTCGTTCGTATAAGGCATGTCGTCGTCGGGCGAAAACCGCTGCAGCCGCTCCGGGTTGTAGTCCTCGCTATCCGCCCAGGCGACGCTGTCGAGACAGTCCTCGTCGTAGCCCTGCTGCAGGAGCTCGGTGCGCGTCGTCGGCTGGCGATGGCACAGAAACGGGATGTCGTCGCGGGTCGAGCGCCGGCTGAACAGGATCTCTTCCGGCGGCACGTTCTTGATCCGAATGCGCCCCTGCTTGCGGGTCACCCGGATCTTGCAGTCGTACAGCATCGGCCGCGGCGGGGGCGCGGGAGGCACCATCGGCATGCCCGCTTGCTGCGACTGAGGCACGGGCGGCATGCCTAAATTGCCCATCATCGGCGGCGGCTGCGCCATCAGGCCCTGCGGCGGGCCGTTAGGCGGACCCATCGGCGACCCCGGCGGCGTGCTGATCGGCACACCTCCGCCCGGAGGCATCATCGGCATTGGTGGCACTGGCGGCTGCGGCGCGTCCTCACCCATGCCCGACGGCGTCGGTGCCGGGTAGGAATGCTCCTCGAGGATCTCGACATCGGCGCTGGCGTCGGGATCGTCCAACGCGCCGAGCTTGGCGTTGTATTCGTCCTCGGTCAGCCCGGTGAAGGTGTTGGTCTCGCGGATCTGCTCCTCGGACCACCACCGCTTGACCCACCCGACCTTCTGCAGCAGCCCGTCCTTGAACCAGTCGTGGAGGATGAGAAAGCCGTCGTTATCCGAATTCACCACATGATTGACGTATAATGTCGCCTGCCGCGCGGCCTCCTCGGGATCGAGCGGCGGCGGCATGCCGGGCGGTGCCGGGGGCGGGTTCATCCGCGTCTGGATCGGCTCCAGATTGGCAATCGTGTCGCTCGCCGTGAAGATCCGCAACAATGCCGGCAGGACCCACTCGACCGTCTCCAGCACGGTCAGCATAACCACCCGCGAGCGGTTCTGCCCCGGCGGCGGGTCGGCAAACTCCTGCCCCTGGTAAGCCGCCATCAGCGACTGGCGCTCGTTGCTGAGCTTGCCATTCTCCGCGCCGATCGCCTGGTTAAGCTCGCGCCGGATGATGTCCTGCAACTCATCCTTATCCATGAGCTTCTTGGGGTCGCGGCGGGCAACACGCGACCGCATCGGCCCAGGATCCTCACCCATGCTCGGAAAGAGACCGCTATCGAGAGGCGGCACGGGGGCTCACTTGAACCCGCAACGCGTTGACCTGGTTCTGCAGGCCGCCAATGGCGTCTAGGAGTTCAGCGCTCTTGCGTTCGATCTTGGCAAACGTCTCCTGCAACACCGCGACCTGTTCCTTCATCACCGCGACCTGATCCTCCACCGCGCGCGCGCGGAGCGCGTCGGAGACGCTCATTTACGCTTGCTTTCGCTCTTGCTCTCGCTGTGCGAGGCCGATGCGGCCATAAGCGCCGGCACCACGATCGCATTCGACGGCGGCGCGGTGCCTTCGCCCAGCGCGTTGGTCGCCGTCACCACACAAGTGAGGCTGTGCCCGACATCAGTGTCGGCGACGACATAATCCGCGCCGGTGCCGACCTCGACAGTGCCGTCGCTCATCCACTTGCCGACATAGCCCGTCGGCTCACCCGTCCAATTGCCCATGGTAGAATGGAGGCTCAACCCGACATCGCCGGTGCCCGACACAAACGGGATATCGACATTGGTCGGCCGCCCCGCAGGCACGCCTGCCGCCATCGCGGCCTCCATTAATCGGCTAAAGTCGCTCATGTGTCCTCCATCCTTAAACCACGGCATCTCTAAGGAATGCCGGCGAGATAAACCTGATGCTGCTTATCAAGCGGCGGGCCATCCCACGACAGATGCACAGAAGACGGCTCGCGGCCGATCCAGTGCTGAATTGAGATGAACGAGCCGCCGCGCGGGCCAACCGAGCCTCCATGCAAATCGGTGGGCAGCACGCGAATGCTCAAACTCATCGGCCCGATGTTGGCTATCATCTCCGGCGTAAGAACGGTTTTCCCGCGGTGGCGGAAATACACGTCCCCCGTAACGTAAATCTCATAACTGTCGACGTGTGGATGAGAGTGGTCAACGATCTCGCCGTCAGGCGCGCAGATGAACAGCTGCACTTGCCAAGGAGGTTGTCTAAACAGCACGAGACCGGTGTTGCAGCCGGCCTGCATATAAGCGTCGCCAGGTGGGACAAACGAACGATGTTCGAGCCACCAACGAGCAAAACGCGTCAATTCGTCGTCGGCGTAAGCGAGCTGTTCTTCGGGCAGCATATCTTAGACGACCGCCAAATCAGGGTACTTGATCGGCCGGGCACTGCCGGCGTTGCGCACATTGCCAAGCGCCCAATACCGCAGCGCGTCCGCGGCATGGCTCGTCCAATCATGCAGCGGCCGGTCGCTGTAGGTCCGCAGCCCGTCATTCCAGCTTCGCCGATAATTCTGCAGTGCACTTACCCCCCGTGCACACTTCTCGGCGTCAAACCACATCCGCGGCAGCATCGTCCGCACCGCGTTGATCCCGTCCTCGACCTTTTGCGCCGGGATCACCTGCGTGCGGTGAAAACCCAAGCTGCGCAGCACCTCGAGCCGACTGCGGCCGGTTCCCAACTCGCGCGCCTCGGCATCGTGCGGCAAGATGTGCTCACCCCATTTCCACGGTCGCCGATCCAGCTCCCGCGTATACCAATCAAGGCCCACGCCGCTGTTCTCGATATAGTCGATCAACCGAATTTCCTGTCCTACGAGCTGCACGCACCAGATCGCCGTCGCATCGCCGATCCCCAGATCCCACGCCGTATGCACCGGCAACAGCGCATCGTGCAGCACCTTGGTGATGCGCTTCTCCTTCTCGGCCGCCTCCATCAGGCTGCCGTAGTACGACCCCATGACGCCAGCGTCGAAGCTGACCAGATACTCCTGGCGATACCGCGCCTCGCCATCGTCGGGCCCGTATTCCCGCAGCAGCTCGCGGTGCTCGATCTCGAGCTGATCCCAGGTGAAAACACTCGTGTCCGTCGCCGGCAACTGCTCGCTAAACCACGTCGGGTCCTGATGCGCCGCCTCATAAAAGGTCGCGGCGTGGTTTCTGCCGCGGGGCGTCGTAATGAAAAGCGCCCAACCGCCGTTCTCGGCAAGAATTGGCCTTAAGTAGCCCCAGGCACTCGGATCAGCTAGAGCAAATTCACTAAATACAACACCAATAGGAGGGCTCCCGACCAAAGAGTTAAAGTTGTCGCTGCCAACTAATTGCCATAAACTACCGCTCTTAAAGCGGATCGCCATATCCGTTTCTCTTGTCGACTCCCGCAGTTCCCGCGGGAACGCCTCGTTAATCCTGCGCTGCCCAGTGTGCGGGTTGACCGCGTCCCAAACAGCTTTTCTGGCTTGAGATGCCTCCGGCAGCATGTGCCAGTAGCACCCCACCCGCGTATGCGCCGCTGTCGCCGTCCAGTGCAAACACACCTCGTCCTTACCGGCCCGCCGGTGCCAGATCGCCACCGCCCGCTTGCCGCCCTTCTCCAGGTAATTCCACAATTTCCGCTGGTACGGGCGAGGCGCCCAACCATTGTGCGGCAGACGGATCAGGCCCTCGTCAAACGACATTCAATGCACCGTCCACTGCGTCCCGCTGCAGTAGGCGATGACGTGGTTGGTGCCGCCGCCGGCGGTGATGGCGGCGTTGAACACCGCCGTATTGGAATCGGGTATCGCCAGCATGTCCCCTTCAAAGGTGCCGTTGCAGGGCGGTAAATTTGCAAACAGCACCTTCTGCAAGCGAAGCGGATTGTGCAGCACGACGTTGCCCCCGGGCGGCGTTGTGGCTTTCGCCTGCAAGATCAGGTCGACGTTGGCGTCACTGCCGGTCGCATTAAGAATAGCCCCGCTGCCCGTCACGCCGCCGCTCAACTGCGGGTAGTTCACCGCATTCGCGACAAACGCCACCTGAGTCTGTATGCCGCCGGCGGGCGTCTCGAACAGCGCGCCGAAATTGGTGAACATCAGCCCCATCGCGTCTGCCGTCGTATCGATCTGGCTGTCGACAAACCCGACGGTGCCGCCGTCGGTGTTCTCCCACCGCACCATCCCGTGCACCGGCAGGTTGATGGCCCATGCCTCCGTACCGTGAGAACTCAACGCCGCCTGCTGAAAAACGATACCCTTGTCGAAGGGGGCGCCGTTCCACACCAGACTCATCGCCGCCGAGCAGGGGTTGAGCGTACCGGACAGAGCCGTGCTATGGAGTTCGCCGCCGCAAGCGACCCACAAGGGCACGGTTAGCCCGGGGGGGATCGCGTAGGGGGTCAGCGGCACCAGAGACCCCTGGTTGCCGATATCCCACTCGCTGCCGAGGATGCCACCGGCCCCCGGCGCGCGCACACTGGTGTTGTAGGTGCCCCACGCCACCATCGGGATTGCGGCATTATCGTTATAAGCGAACGACGACAGGCCGATCGTACAGCAGGTATCCGGTGTCGTGATATCGCTGGTGCGCGCCGCCCCGAGCACCGCCGAGCTGCCGTGCGACGCCCCGCCGTTGATTGCCGCCACCGGAAAACGGGCGATGTTGTTCAAATACGCATAGACGCCGGTCAAAACCGTATTTACCCAATTGCCGCTCAAACCGCAATTCGTCGACGACGACAACAATTTACCGCCGGCGTCCTGGCAAACCGTCGCCGCCGGCGCTCCACTACCCGCCAATTTGGCGTTGGACCCGTCCTGGTACATGTCGGCCAGCGCGGGCGCGATCGACAGCAAAAACAGGAGAGCGAGAAAAACCCGGAACATCAACGTGCTCTCCGGGCTTTCAGACTACCGTAACCAGTGGCGGTGGTGCCGTTGATAATGGCCGACATATAGACCGTCGTGCTGGCGGCGAGCGACATCCGGCAGGGCGACAGTGCGTAAATGGCGTCGGCTGTCGTCGAGGACGACCACGCTGCCCGCGAGGTGTTTAATGCGGGACCCCCCGGAAGACTTGCCGAGACGGTGTTGATGCCCGCGCCCAACGAGGTCGCCGTGCCGCTGTGCAGGCACCAGACCTCGCCCCAGACATCCCAGTCGCCGGGGGTAAGGCCGATCGTGGCAAGGTTGACGGTAACGCCGCTCGTCATCGCCGTGCCGCTGCCGTTGAGCGATGCGATGTACTCGCCAATATAGCCGGCCGGGGCGTTGTCGTTGAGAGAGGTCCCCGAGATCTGCACCCCGGCGAAATTCTGAATAGTAAACGCACCCGTGCCGTTGTTGACAATCTGCGCCGCGCCGTTAGCCCCGGCCAAACGACCCACGCGCATCTCGAAATCGCCCGCCCCGGCGACAGCGTGAAGATCGACATGGGCGAACCCGTCGCCCGTCCGCGCGTTGCCGATCTCGATCCCCGCCGGGCCGGTGCCGACAGCCGTCCCCGTGTAGATGTAACCGGCGGTCGACACCACCCCGGTAAAGCTCGGGCCGGCGATCGGCGCGTAAGTCGCCGCTGCAGCGGCCGGCGTCAGGAACGTCGAGGTCGGGATGCTCGACGCGATCGAAGTCGCCGACCCGGCCACCGTTAGCTGGCCGGAAACCGCGCCCGTGATGTTGGCCGCGCCCGTGGCTCCAGTGGCCCCGGTGGGGCCTGTCGGGCCAGTAGCCCCGCTTGGACCCGCAGGACCCGGCACCGTGCTGGCCGCGCCCGTGGGCCCCGGCACGCCCTGGGGACCCGCAGGGCCAGTCGATCCGGCAGCGCCGGTGTCGCCCTTCGGCCCCGTCGCACCCACCGGCCCAGGAACCCCCTGCGGACCCGCCGGGCCACTCCCCAACGGCACACTCTCCCACGTCGCCGCAGGATCATTCCACCAAACCGCAATGTCCCCCGCCGCCACATGCAACGGCACCGTCGCCAGCGAACCCACAACCGGCGTGCTCATCGAGCCTCCTGCGCAATCAGCCGCCGACGACGCTCCAAACACCCCCCCACCGACACCACCCGCACCCGACCATAAGCGCTCGCCCGCCGACGCGCCTCGCCAACCCGGCCCCAACTCACCAACATCTCCTGAACCACCCAGCCGCCCTCGTTCAGCGCCTGCACCACCGGCAGCTGGAAAAAGCCCGCAAGCGCCGGCGACCGGCACTCAACGTAATCCAAGATTCTCGCAAGCGTCTCCAGACTAGGCTCCGCGACCAGCGCATCCAAATCCCCCAAGCGCGCGTAAAGCGTCCCCGCCGGCAAGCTCAGCCGCGGAACCGCACCAACCACCGCCCCCACCACCGTCCCCGCCGAAACCCATACCGCCCGCTTCGGGTGATCCGGGTCAACCAATGCCGCCATCTGCGCCGCAATGTCCCCCGCCGGCTCCGGATACGTCCTGGCAAGCGGCGTCACCGACCCGCCACCTGCTGGGGCGGCGACCACACCGGCCACACACCCCGAACCCCACGCGGCCCACCCGCATCCATGTGGATCGGATCAACCCGGCCAAAATTGCCACCCCACTGCAGCCACGGCTGCATCGCAGGGTCCGCTATCTGCCGCATCGCCAACGCCATGTCCCGGTAATGCCCCGTCACGTCCGGCCGACCCAACGACCCCGGTATCGCATTACCCCGTGCATCCCGTATCTGCCAGTCAAACGCATTCGCCGACGCATGCTCACTCGGCAAACCCGTGTCCCCCGCTACAGCCCCCGGCCGATACCCACTCGTCGGCACCGCCGTGTAACCCTCAGGCAACGCCAGCGCCGCCGCCCGCGGCAACAAACTCGCGATGTAATCCGATCCCGTCTGGCTGGCCTTGTCGAAAGGAACATAAGGCAACGCCTGCGGGTTGTTCTGTGTCTGCGTCGTGTCCACACTCAATAAACCCGGCGGCGGCGACCAACCCTCCGAACCCATCGCCTCCCCTGTCGGGCTCAGCACGTCCCCATTCACCAAACCCGCCAAATCATCCCATAACGGACGCTGCCCCTCAGGCATCGCCGCCCCTCTCCCTCACAGCTCGCATGCTCCGCGCCGACGCCGCACGCCGACGGTCGCAATACTCACAGGTGCCGGGAGGCGCGTAAAACTTGGCCGGCCGACGATCCGATGCCTCACGCGGCTCCTCATCCAGCCAACGACGACCCTCCGCAATCAATCGCCGAATAACTACCAAATCAGCATCCTCTTCTTCCATAACCACTCCGTCACTACCACTCCTACCACAAAATAATCGCGTTTCCCGTATTCAGAAGAAACAAAATGCTTGACAATGTAATTGTGTTGCTTAACTTGGTATTCGTGCGTGCGAATATTTTGGAAATACCGGTGAAGTGGAAGCGGGATACTCGGGGGGTGGGTGCTGGCCCAGGCTCTCCCGACCCCTTGCCCGACCATGGCGCGACGGGTGCCCCCGCCCGGCCCCCGGCTGGCCCTCCACCACCCCTAAGTGGCTGGGAACATTACAATATATAGGTACGCATCCGTTGCGTTGCGATGGATCGGAACAGGCAGAGAAACGATCTCAATCCGAGTATGGCGGAGACACCGTCCGTCGAACCAGCCCAGAAAACACCAGGATATCCGCCACTATGTGGCGTGACCGTTCTTCCGTTCCCCCAATTTGTCCCCCAACTCCGCTTCAATGGCAGCGGCTTCGGCAGTGTCAATCTCGATCAGCTTGCCCATGTTCAGCACAGGTCGCGGCGCTTCCAGTTGCTCACCGTCACTAAACCTAACCACTTGAACCATAAGGGGTTTTTCGGGATTGCCACTGACCTCGACCGATGCCAGATCAGGTAACACCTTCTTGAGCAACGCGAGTGCAACGTGCACTTGTGTTCGCGTCATCCGTATATCGTCAGGTTGAGGTCTGTCAGGATCTACCTTAACGAAGAGATGGAGCCGCTTTAAAATCATAGCGCATTGGATACCATCCCGATGTGCTTTGCTGAGCTGAATACGATCAGGGCTCGGCGGCCTGTTGCGTGCGCCCATAGCTTCCCTGGATCAGTTGTCTCACGCTGGCGCGCAGGAGTCCGTAATGCTGAGCGAGCTGCTCGTAGGAAGCGCCGCGTTGGTAGGCTTCGATGATCGCCTTGTTGCGTTCGACGAGGTAGGAGCGATCGATACGACCGTCGCGACTGTCACTCATGCGATTGGTTGCGCCGTACCCGGAATGGAAGGAACTGCTTGCATCGCATCGTCAAGCTCGATCATTTCCTCCGCCGGCCAACGTTCTGCGCGCGTGATCACCGCCTTCAGAAACCGCCGTGCGGCGTAATGCACTCGTTCTAGGGCTGCCAGCCGCTCGTCTTGTTCGCTCATGCTGTCCTGCGACAAGTTGTCATCAGTCACAAAAATCTGTCATAAGCTGTTGCCATCCTCATAGCGTCACGCTATATACCAATCACTGAACGACACGCACATTGAGGAGCAAACGAGATGACAACAGTCGCACGCAACCGCATCGAAAAGATCCTTCCTGCCGTTGGTTCGGGGAAGCGGTTCACACTTGAGAACCACTTTAACGGCGAGCCGGTGACGGCGGCGCAGGTTTGCGACTTTATCCGCATGTGGACTGCTCGGCAAAGCGGCAAGATGACTGTGAATGGCAACAAGGGTTGTTATCACCTGCACTCGAACCATTGGGTCGAGTTTGAAGTCGTGGGAGCCTAACGATGACGACATCAGCGGACCGCAGCACGATCAACCGGGCGCTTGCCAAGGCGATTGCCTACAAGAACTGCGGCCAAGACGAGAAGGCGTATGCCTGGGCCGCGAAGCTGGTCGACTTGCTGGAATGCAACGACATTCTGACCAACCGCGCCTTTGCACGCACTATTGGCCTGGAGGGTTGAGCGATGACGCCGGAGCAGCGCGCCATCGTCGAGCGGATCGGCGAGGTCAACAGGCGCATCGACGTGGCGGCGGCGGCGCAGGAGGACGCGCAAACATCGGAAGCGGTCGCGCTGTCCGCTGCGGTGCAGGCGCTGACGCAGGCGATGAGCCGCTCCGCCGAGATCCATCGGTTGTGCCGCCAGCACGGCGACCTGTTCCGCGAGTAT